CTCACCAAGTGGAGCGGCCAACAACCTGTTAGGGTTGCCTGAGACGGAGCCATGCGGCGTTATTTCAGCGGCATGGACTATTACACCGTCTTCAGATTTGGCTTCTCCCACAAACCCATTAGGGTCCGCCGCCCTGAGTTACTAGGGCAGCCGCCATCCAAGCTTTATGCTGACGTGCTTGGGACGTCCAGTACGTTCCAAGTGTCTCTCATCTTGGCTTCCGGATGGCATCCGAAAGGAAGTCTGGTCATTAAGACCAGACAGGCCGGGTAGATAGCAGGGGACTTGATCGGGATCCGTCTCGATCACCCCTTGTGGACTATCTGTCTCCAGCTTAAGAAGACACTTGAGCAAGGCAGATGGACCGTCGAGTGGATCTATCGGCGGTCTGGCCTGAACAAAATACCCGCGAACTAAACGGGTATGCAGGCCGGGATCCCATTTGGATTTAGTTCCATTGCTGGAACTAATCTCAAAAGGATCTACCCTACCTAGCAAGGAGGAGGTTGGACCCACAAGTGGATAGTGCGTTAGCACCTTCCCAAGTAGGCTATCCAACATCTCAACTGTAGTCCTGTAGCAGCCTTGCGAAGCAAGCTGGTTACGAAGACTAACAGTTGAGATCACCTCCTTCACGTCTGCGATCGTGGAAGGTAACGCTTGCCGGACGCGTGTGATACTCACATCACGTCCATTAAAGTATTCCTTCCCGCAAGATTCTCTGAACCTACCGGTCCAGAAGGACTTGCTCAGACCAACTTGAGCACCGAAATGTTCAAGCGTCTGAACGATCGTACGCACATGTCTACTGGGGACAATCAAATCATCCCCGTAGACGCGCACCTGACTAGAAAGGAGTTTTATATCCTTTCTAGAGATCGATGCGTTGAGCTCTTTCTGAATACCGAAGAAGATCAAGGTGCAGAACACCATGGCTTCAACGGGAAAACAGAGAGCTGAACCCATAGACGCGTACTTGGCTAGACGTATTACGCCCATGCCAGGTACGTCAGCCCGTCGTGAGCGACAAGCGTCAACGGCCCCTTGCAAGTGAGGCCATTTTCGCATCATCCTCCGTACGAGCTGATTGGAGACACGGTCGGATGCTTCACTCAGATCGAGTGTAGCGGTATGACCGCTCATCGAGCCCGACTTCGCAAGCTCCTGGTTAGGAGTTTGGTCGTCAAAGCCGATCAGCGTTGGTAGGAGTTCATCCCTACTATACGCTGCAAGGAACGCTCGCAAGAGCGCCTGCTGGCAATATTGCATGCAAGCAGGTTCAATTGCGATGATCCTTGGTGTCTTCAACGTTTTAGGGACGGAAACGACCCTTACGGGCATTTCCATCTCAGGTTCGAGGAAGGTCACCTTATCCAATTCACCAGTAAAATGGTGGTTGGCAATAAGGTACTTATGAGAAGGAAAATACTTCTCAAGTCGTGTAGTCCAGTGCTCCATACGATACTTACCATTAACGGTAAGCTTATCCGCGGTAGCACCTGGACCATGCTTCGGAAGAAGGTTTCCGTAGTAGATATCTCTATCTAACTGCGAAAACACGTCTCCGAAAAGCAAAGTAGATATACGCTCAAACTCAGCAAGATCACTCTCACTGAAAAGAGCATCTACTTCACGGACCTCCTGCTCACACTTGATGAAGTCCTGCATTGCCTTTCGCTCCCTTTCTGGAGTGCAAGGAAACGAAATCTTACCAAACGACAACGTAAGCTGTCGCAAGGCATAGATTGCATCAATGCAGGGTTCATCAAGCAACGCACCGGTGTCTAAGTCGAACACACGGGTGAAGAAACCTCGTAGAAATACGGGGAGACTTCTCCTTCCTGTATTAAAGGAAGGATGGATCCCGGCTTGACCGAGGTCTATCCATTTTTGGATGGACTTCCCAAGGTCAGGCAGGGTTATCGTTAGAAACGATAACCCCTCGTGCTCGACTCTCACTCGGACCGTATTAATGTCCGAGTTGGCGCTGGTGCAGCAAGCGATGGCCAGATCATGGCACATCGCAAACCAGAGTGACATCAGGCTTTTCATCGATCCTCCTCATAGAGGTTTTCGATCCTTAGCCATGATGACGCTTCGTCTATGCGAGCAAGGGAAGAACAACATCCCTTGCCAATGGCCCTACGCGGGTCATTGCTTCATAGCATAGACACCACTAGGGATGCCGGTTGGCAAGAGGGACACAGGTCAATCAAAAAGGCCTACGATAAAATCGTAGAGATCCTTTCCGAGTAGAACCATGATTTGAAGAGCACCAAAAGCAGCTGAGATCGTAACTTTCCGGTTACGACCCCAAGCTTTCGGTGTCTTCTCATGATTCTGCGGACCCGTATCGATCTCTTGGCCCCATATGATCGGAGTAGTAACGGGAACCTCGTTAGAGGGCCCGAAACGCTCCCAGGTCAGATGGATGCCAAGACCCTTACGATTCACCACCAAGAAGCTTGGTGATGACCGCATCGGATGTTGCGGTAAACCAGGTCTTAAAGCCCTGGTAAACCTGCAACGCCTCCGTGGCCGTATATCCAGCAGCAGGCACGTCGAAGACGAGATAATTACTCATCCCGACCTTCACGTTGTCTGCTGGGATAAACGGATCCGCGGTGATTTTCGAGTGGTCGATCCTGAGCAAGTGGCGGTTACGCTTCCCATAATCATGGGAAGCTTTGACTACCACGAGCCCATCTGACGTCTGGTACTGGGTGTCATCTCCCGAAACTGAAACCTTCGGAAGAGACAGACCAACACCATTGATCGTCAGTGCGATCGGATCGGTAAACGCCATATGGCATCACTCCTAGGACTTGGCTTGCGCCAAGCCCCTTTGGCTTGGCACGGGACAGCGATCGCAGCGTTAGTTAAAACGCTCTGGATAAACCCAGAGCCGCTGCAATGGCTAGTTGTCGAGGAGAGAAAGAACTCCAACTCACCTCGAAACCAAACGGTGTCGCCTTTTTCCGCGTCTTCGTTTCCAAGAAAGACGTTACGGAAGAGGCCGGATACTTGAAACCACCTGAACCGGCGGTTTTAGGTCCGTAGTACGTAGTTACACTTTGGACACAATGTTCCATTATGTAACCGTACTTGATCACCAGCCCATCGGTCTGCATATCAGAATAGATGGAGATGCAATCTCCAGCATTCGATACCCAGTCGAGGGCCCACGTCCAGGGAGTGGCATTCCAGATGACTTCCGGAGTGAGTTCAATCCCCAAGAGGGGACCGGCCTGAGAGGCCGCCCTTATCAGCTTATATCGGCTGTTAAAACCGATAGGAAGATGATAGGTGAACGCTCCTGAAAACCAGGTTCTACGATAGAACCTGGTACATCTAAGAATGTCCCCGGTGCCCAGAGCTCCTGATATGATGCCCGACGTAGGAATTCCGCGGTCTGGAAACCACGGAAATTGCCCAGTCGAGACAACCTGCCAGGACTCTGAGCTCTCTATAGGAAACTCATACCGACGCCTAACCATCTTGTGGGAATTACGTTCATAGGATTTTAGCAACCTATGAGCGTTAGCGGCGGCGTAGCTTGCGCCACGCACGTCACTCACAAGAGGAGCCCAGCCAAATTCCTGGTTCAAGTACTCATCGCCCGCTTGACGCGCGCGAAAAGTCCTTGCTTTCCAAGATTCCACGCCCCAAAGATGGGGGAGGCCGTCCCGCCGAATTTCGGCAAGGTCGGTGGCTAGATTGGCGACGTTGTTTGTGGGTTTCACCAAAGCAATAGCGTGAGTGCCAATTGGTTTAAGGTCACGAATGACCGGACCAGAAGGCCTCACATTATTACCTGGTGGAATTGCATAGACTGGGCCCGTATAATCATATACGGACTTCAGTCCAGCAGAGGGATAGTTCTGAAGTTCTCCATGAATACGCTGCTGATTCCCTTCGGAAACAGTAGCGCTTCGTTGGAGAAAGAACTCCCCTCCCACATCACCGTGAAACTCAAAGGATTTAAAGCCCTTGAGTTGCTCGATATGATTTTCGTCTTGAGTGTACTCAAGACCTTTGGGTGAAGCCCCACGATCACTTGCCATGAAGTGCCCCGATTGAACAGTACTCGAGGTTAACTTCTTGGAAGAATCGTAGACGCGAATGCGATTAGACCATCCAGGACCGGTATCACACCAGTCAGGAAAAGTCCTATATCGTTCACGCATAAGCCTCATCCAATCTATAGATAGTGGTTTGGTCCATTCATCTCTTCTTTTGAAGAGATGGATGGCTGCACCATGCCTGGGCCCTCCTTGCGGAGGGC